TGGCTTTCTTTGGCGATTGGATGAAACAAGGTATGGCAATGCCGCAGCAGATGATGGCTATGACACAAGCTCAACCACAGGTATGCGACTGTAAATGTAATGAAATTAAATAAATAAATAAATAAACATAAGTAGTTGATATAACTACATAAATAGGATTATAATGTCACTAAGTGCCTCTCCCAGAGACAACACCGTGACTGTATTAACGGAGAAACTATGGCTACAATAAAACTACGAAGTGAAGGAGCGGTGTTAACACATAATGATGTCGATGCTAACTTCACTAATCTTAACTCTGAGGTTACCGCTGCTACGGTAGCTATCGCTGCTGATACGGTAGCTCTAACAACACACACAACCTCCACAGACCATGATGACCAATATCTTTTAAAAGATAAAGGTATTGATGACTCTGCTGTAACGACAGCTATCACTATTGATGTAGATAATAATGTAGGTATTGGAGAGGCTGCTCCTGAGGCTGTCCTTCATATTGCAGGTAATGTAACTGTAGAAGGAATCGTAGATGGAGATGCTGGAGATATTACAGCTACTGGAGATATTACAGCTAATGCTTTTGTGGGTGATGGCTCTACTTTAACTTTAGGCTCTCTTGCTGCTTATAACACAGGATGGTTTGATTTACCTGCTACTGATGCTGAGTTTACTAAGACGCATAACTTAGGAACTACAGATTTAATATGTAAAGTACAACTAAAATCCGGAACAGGTAGAATTACTGAGCAATCTCCCTTCCTTCAAATAGCTTACAATGATCCCGCAAACCCTTTGGGTGTGTGTATTGAACTTACAGATAATACTTTTAAATGTGTTATGGGTAGGGGGTTCGGTGTTTGGAGGTTTCAAGAAGATAACCTCACGGGTTATTCCTATAGTCGTATAGATTATAATGATTCCCGTACCGGTTATCAGATGAGAATAATTGCATTCAGGATTTAAATTATGACTTATAAAGAACTAATTAATGAAGTCTTAATTAGACTACGAGAAGATACTATAGCTTCTGCCACATGGGCTGCCTCTACAAAGCTTAATGATGCAGATAATGTATCTGATTATCAGAAGATGGTAGGTTCATTAGTTAATGACTCTCTCCGCTTTGTAGAATCTTCACATGATTGGTTAGCTCTTAGAGATACTTTTACTGTTAATACTATAGAAGGTACTATGCAATACATCTTAGGCGATGCTACTGCTGGAGCTGGTACTAGTTTTAAAGTATTAGATGTTATCAATAGAGATACTGGTCAGCATTTATCTCAAGTAAACAATGAGTGGTTAAACGCTCAATCTTTCCCTATAGCTAACATAGCAACAGGTGAACCTCAACATTATGCTATGAATGGTAGCTCCTCTGTATCAGTTTCGAGAGGTCCTGATATGAATATTGACTTATATCCTGTACCTACATCATCCCAAGGTATTAACTTCAACATTGTTAAGCCTCAGGAGACGTTAACTCTACCTGCTGATGTTGTTAAAGTGCCTTACACTCCTGTATTACTAGGTGCTTGGGCTAGAGCTATCGCTGAAAGAGGTGAAGACGGTGGCTCTCAATCTGGTTTAGTAGCTCAAGAATCATTAGAATCAATGAAGCAAGCTATTATGATAGATAGTGGTAATACTCAGTATGAGAATGACTGGTTTGTTAACTAATGGCTAATAACCTTACATATCTTCCTCTAAGCAACATAGGTATTAATGGTGTTAATACTCAATCCAACGCAGCTTCTTTAACAGCTGAGTGGCTGACTAAAGCAGATAACATAGCTTTTAAAGAATCAGGTCGGATTACGTTTAGAAAAGGGTTTGTTCAAGAAGTATTACCAGTACCGTCACTTACAGCTATTAGCTCTTTAGGTGAGTATAAGAAAGAGACTTTGAATGGTACAGCTATAGAGTATCAGCTCTTCTGTGGTGCTAATAATAACATATACAAAGTAGATTTAACATCACCTGATGATGCTTTCACCTCTGAATACAGTACAGATATTACAGCTAATGATTGGCAGTTTATTAACTTCAATGATAAGCTAGTAGCATTACAATCAGGTCATGTGCCTTTAACTTACAATGGTACTGATTGGCTTCCTATAGGAGGCATAGATACAAGTACAACAGTGAATGTTGGTGATTTTCAGACAGGAACTACTTATAAGATTGTAACTGTAGGAGATACTACCCAAGCCGAGTGGGAAACCGCTGGTCTTGGTGCTGGTATCCCAGCTGCAATAGATATTGAATTTGTTGCTTCTACTATTGGAGCAACAGCTACAGGCACAGCTGGCACTACTAATCCTAGGACTGGAAACCCACCTACTAATGTAGATACCTTCGACCCAAGTTGCGGTACAGGTTACTATGGACGTATGTGGGTTGGTGGTGTTACTGAGAATAAGGCTGTGGTTTATTACTCTGATACTCTTATTGAGACAGAGTGGAGACCTAACGGTGAGGATGGGGCAGTAGGTGGTGATGATGATACAGCAGCTGGTTATATTGATTTAGCGACTGTATGGGGTCAGGATGAGATTGTAGCTATTGAGCCTTTCTATGGTCAATTAGTTATCTTCGGTAAGCGTAACATTGTTGTGTACGCTAACCCTACTGACCCAAAGAACATGACGTTAGTAGAAGTAATTAGAGGTATTGGTTGTGTATCCCGTGATACTCTTCAACAAGTAGCTGATGATTTATTCTTCCTATCTCCAACTGGACTACGTTCACTACAACGTACTACTGAGAAAGATAATATCCCTTTACAGGATTTATCTCAAACAGTTAAAGATAACATTATCAGAGATACTTCATCTACTACTACCTTCAAATCTACTTACATTGAAAATGAAGGGTTATATGTACTATCTTTCGTGGATTTAGACATTACGTATGTCTTTGACATGAAGCACATTACTCCTTTAACTACACCTAGAGTTACCTTCTGGACTTTCAATAAGCCAGTTAAGTTTACTACTAACTCTCTTATCTATACGATGTCGGAAGGCTTCTTAGTAGGACAAGAGGGTGGCAGTATTGCTAGATATACTGGCTTTGCAGATAAAGAGTTAATTGCTACTTCTTATACAGATGAGTATGATGTTTTCCATGACAATGTTAAAGTCTATGATGATATTACTAGTTATACAGGTAAGTTTGTAACCACTTGGATTGATTTAGGTGATGGAGTAACTGCTTCATTACTTAAGAAGTTAAAAGCTGTCATTGGTGGTGGTTCTGGTACTGTTATGGAAGTTAAATGGGATACAGACTTTGGAGTTAACTCTTCTAAAGCTTTATCTACTAACCTGAGTCCTTCAGGTTTTGATTATCTATATGATATAGGTGAGTTCTGTTTAGATAATAGTAATGCTAGAGTAGCTGACTCTACTTATCATACTGCTTTACCTTTTGATTACACAGGTGGTGATATGTGTATCTATGAGGATGATGGTATTGATTATGACCGTTATGTTGTAGACTCTCCTGATTTATATATGGATGCTGACTACTTTGGTCATCCTTTATCAGTAGCCCCTACTGAAGTTATATCACCTCTAACTGAATATTCAGGAGTTAAAGGTTTAAAGGAATATAATATACCGTTATCAAGTTCAGCTAAACACGTACAGTTTACATTTACAGCACAGACAGGTGGCTCTTCAACAGTCCTTCAGGACTTAACATTATTATTCAAGAGAGGTAAGATACGATGAGTTATACAATTCAAAATGATTGGCAGCGTAAAGATGCTTTAGATGCAGGTGCAGCTGGTAAAGTAATTTCAGGTTCTCACTTCTTTATGGAGTTCACAGCGATACAGAATGAGTTTAATACTAAAGCTGTAGCAGCAGGTGATAAGAATCAAACCTTTGAAGCCTTATCTCCACCTAATGACCAAGCCTCGAATGATAAGGTAGTTACTACTACTTATGTGCAAGAAGAACTGAAGCGTTATATACTAGAAGAAGGCGCTCTACTATCAGTCTATCCTGTAGGAGCTATTTATACATCTACTATTGATGTAGTACCTAGTGATTTGTTTGGTGGTACATGGGCTAGTTATGGTCAAGGTAGAGTTTTAATAGGAGCAGGTACAGGTACTGATTCCCAAGGTACACCTGAAACAATGACTTTTGAAGGGCGTGGTGAATCATCAGATTCAGATACAGGTGGTGAATATAACCATACGTTAACTGAAGATGAGATACCTGCACATGACCACTCCAATGGTGAGTGGGATGAGCTGGTTAGAACAACAGGGTCTAATACACGTCAAGGTGTAGACTCTACCGCAGGTGAGTTTGATATTGACCAATCAGCCCAGATACAATCAGTGGGTGGAGGGTTAGTTCATAACAACTTACAACCATACATCACTGTATATATGTGGGAAAGAACTGCATAATGAAAGACGTAGATTTGCAATTACCTTTATTTAAAGAGAACCTACATTATTGGTTACAAGGTAATTCAGCTGCTGTCTTCTTCTGTTTGGATATGATTAAAGCTATTCATCTATGGGATGATTTAATTGATAAAGATACTAAGATTGAAGATGAAGATATTAATAGTGTATTTACCTTCTTAATGGTAGATATGCCTCTTAATCCTTTCTATGTAGCACATCAAAGAGACTTAGCACCGATGATGAATACTATAATACTAAAGTGGCATACAGCTAATGTCTTTGAGAAAGAGAAAGAAGTTAATGATGTTGATAAAGCTTATATGCTAAGAGCAGAGTTATATCAACTGTTTGTTTTATGTGCTGCCTTAATAGGCGGACACCAATGGGGTAGAGATATGTCAGTAAATATATGGAGACTCTACGGTGAGTCTATTAATGAATTAAAGAAGGAGGTATCTTATGCCTGATATATTAACAGGAGTATCAGCAGCAGTAGGTTTATCAGGTCAAAGGAGTGCTAGGAAATCAGCTAGACGTAGTGAACAAGCTGCTAAAGAAGCAGCAGAGTTAGCTTATAAACGGTCGTTACCTTGGGATGTTCAAGGTGCTTTTGGTCAAGCTCAATTTGATGAAGAAGGTAGAAGTCTTGGTTTAAGTTTATCTGAACCTTGGCAAGCAGAGTATGACCTTGCAATGGCTGGAGCTGGTAAACAGCGAGATTATATTGCTGGGATGGAAGCTGACCCTATGGCTGCTGGTAAGAAGTTCTATGAGATGCAGAAAGCTTTATACGCTCCTGAACAAGAACAAGACAGATTAGCTTTAGAGAATAGATTATTAGCTCAAGGTATGTTTGGTTCTACTGGAGGTGCTGGACAAACTCAAGCTTTAAGACAAGCTCAAGGTCAAGTAGACTTAGAGGCTCAGTATTCTGGATTAGATAAAGCTCAAGGTATGATTGATACTTATAGAAGTCGAGCTGCTACAGACTTAGGTATGGCTGAAACTATCGGTCAATTACCACAGAAGTATGCTGAGACAGGTAGAGGTATTGGTACAGGTATGTCGGGTATTGCTGAATCTGCTGGTAAGATGACATCAGCTGCTGCTCAAGCTAGAGCTGCTACTGAGGTTAATTCTAGAAATGCCGTAACTAAGCAGTTCCAAGGTTTAATTAACCCTCAACCTACAGTTACTCCTTTTGCATCCTACGGTGCAGGAGGGGGAAATTATAATGGAAGGATAGTACAACCTGCATATGGTGGAGCTTATGTCCCTACTCGAATGATGAACGGTGTACCTGTTCCAACCCAGTATTAGGAGAATAAGATGGCATTTACACAAGAAGGGATGTTTTACTTAGGTGAGAAAGACGTAGCCCCTAACATGGATTTACTAGGTACTAGTGTTAGAGGTATGCTAGGCGTAGAGAATAAGGAAGAAGCTATTCAGAGTATCCTACAAGGTGCTGACTACGACACACCTGAGGGGCGTAGAGCTGCTTTAGAACAGATTAGAACTATTGACCCTGCTACTTATTACGAGTTATCTAAGGTTAATCAACAGCATGAGCTTGCTGAACAGAAGTTATCTCAGGGTAGAGATAAACCTTTAATCGAGCAGAGATGGAACTTAGAAGCTAAACACGTAGCGGCAGCAGAGTGGGCTGCTAGTAATTTCGTAGGTGAAGATAACTACGATGATTTATCAGCAGATATAACTAAGAATCCTAAACAAGCTAAATTGCTTATATCTAAGTATATTAATGAGCATCACAAAGATGATAAGGTAGCCTACAAAGCTGACTTAAAAGACACGTTAAGTAGTGAAAAAGCTAACTACATGAGTACGTGGTTAGCTAGAGGTGTTGACAGTTCTAATGCTAAATCTTCTTATGAAAAGCCTGACATAGGCTCAGAGGATGGAGAGAATACAAATGAAAGCAGTACAAGCACTGAACATTTAGAAAGCCTTAATCCTGACTCTTCTAAGCTTGGGCTACAATGGGAGAAGAACAAACGTACTAGAAATATAGATGCTTTAGGGTCTAATATTAAGCCAGGAGCTTGGTTAGACTACGATACAGACTCTTTATCTAGTATGCCTGGTTATGATGCTACTGCTGGTAACTTACAAGATGCATTAACTTCTGGTGTTAATGCAGTGACAAGCTCAATAGCTGACATAGTTAATCTCTTTAGCGGTACTGTAGAAGGAGACAAACAAAGAGATATAGCTGCTGCTGCTAGTGATTGGTTCATTAGTAACGTAGGTCATAATCACTTCGCGAACAATCCTAAGGAATTAGACAAGATACTTAAATCTGCTAATAAAGGTAAAGCAGCTATAGCTTATTATAAGAAAATTAAGCAACCTAAGTCAGGCTACAGTTTCTGGGGTAATTAATGTTTAATCCTGCTGACTATCACTATGACCCTGAGATACTCGCTGCTCATCGTAAGACACAACAAGCATCTCTCTCACCTGACTTAACCTTTGGTGAAGGCTTCACAGCTGCTCAAGACTTAACTACAGATGACGGTAGGCAAGCTTGGGCTACAGGTGGTTTATCAGGACTACTACTAAGTAAGTTCTTTAGTGATGAGTCTCAGGAGAAATGGTTCATACAACGACACGCTGTCGACTATGGTTTAAATGAGTTAGAAGCTCAGATTAAAGCTATGGAAGCAGAGGCTTCTCTTAGACGTTTAACTAAAGGAGAAGAGGCTAAACTCACTGAGTTAAAGTACAATAAAGAAGGTATGCTTAAAGGTTTAGCTGAAGTGGCTAAGAAGGGTGGCGATTTAGATGCCTCTATTTATGTAGATGGTACTTCGTTTAATGACCAATGGAATTTAGGTGGTGATGAAGAGCAAGGGCTTTGGGATTTAATGTCTCACTTAGCTTCTAACCCTAGCTACACAGGTGGAGCTATTGCAGGTGAGTTGGTTAAAGACTTACCTTTAACTGTTCTATCTTTCTTAGGCTTAACGAAAGTTGATAGTGTTAGAAAGATTGTTAATAGAATTGAAAGGACACTTTCAGGTATTAAACCTAAATCCCTTAGATTAGCTAGTACATTAGCTGCTGGTGTAGGTACAGGTGCTGCCGTAGGTGCTGGATATGAAGCTGCTTATTCTATAGCTGACCAAGGTACTATTAAAGGAGAAGATGTATGGTTAGGTGCTAAGTTTGGTGCTACTTTCGGTATATTAGGTGGAGCTTTATTAGCTAAGAAAGGTTCTAATATTAGAAGAGGTGACTCTCTTATCGCTGCTGAAATAGCTGAGGCAGAAGCAGGTACGGTCGCTAACGCTCTAGAATCTGCAGCTAAGACTCAAAGAAGTAACGCATCTTCTATCTTAGAAAGTACAAAAGACATACCATTTGACCAAGCTAGAATAACGAAGCAAGCTAAAGCAACTACTATCCTTGATAACTATGAACAAAAGGTAGAGACGTTATCTAAAGATGATAAGTCTACTATTAAGACTGAGTTGGATGATGAAGATAATATCATTACTTACATTAATGAACATAGATTAGAACTTGAAAGAGAGAAACTACTGAAAGAAGTAGAAGATATGTTTAGTAAAGGTCCTGAGTATCGAGGTATCTTTGATACTAACTCTCCTAATACTATTAAAGAAATGACCTTAAGAGATTGGGCTAACCTTCGTAATAAAGAAGCTTACCGTACTTTAGCTTTAGCTAGTAGTAAAGCTAGAGGTAAGTTAATGTTAGATGCGAGACGGAAGGGAGAGCCTTTACCTGAAGATTGGGAAGCTGAGATTAATACTATTGTACAAGCAGAGTTAGATGCTTTTGATGCTAAGTATAAGGCAGCTATAGAACAAGCACGTAAGAGTGCAGCTGAGGAAGATGCTTTAAACGAATTAGAATCACCTGAAGGTTTAGAGGCTTTAGATATTGAAGCTAAAGGTCGAGAGCGTAGAGACCTAGAAGAGGAGCTTAAGAGACTAGGTAATATTAAACAAAGAACAGCTGAAGAGAACATCAAGTTAGATGAGTTAACAGCTAAAGCTAAAGAGATAGATTTACAGGAAGGTGTCCCTGATAAAGAACTAGGTACTGTAGGTAAGTGGATTGATAATAATCCTTATAAAGCTGCTGGTATAGGTGCTGTTGCAGGAGCAACTTTAATCCCTGGTGAAACTTCTGATAATATAGCAGGTGCTGTTTTAGGTGCAGGTTTAGCTATACTAGGTCCTAAAGGTTACAAAGCGATAGCTCATAGAGAGTTTAACCTAGCCGCTTTACGTATCAAAGCTGCTATAGCCTCAAAGAATGAGGTATCAGCTAATGATATGAAGATATTAGAAGCTTCCATGCAAGAAGTAATTGACGATATGGAGACCTTCTTTAAAGGTAAGACAGAAGGTGAAACATATAATATAGGTATGCTTCTAATTGACTTCTTAGAGACAGGTAATAGTAAAGGTTTAAGTTCTGACCAAATAAGAGTGGCTAAACGTACACGGGCTATCCTTAACATTATAGGTGAGGCAGCTGTTAAGGCTGGAATCATTAAGAAAGCTTCTGATATGGCGGAAGGTAAGATGATTCCAGGAGAGCAAGGTGCCTTCCTTCATAATTACTTCCCTCACTTATTTGATAAGAAGATGACAGATGAAGCTATTGCTGAATTAGTTAAGTCATGGGGTAAGACTACCACTAAACAATCCTTACATAGGACCTTAACAGGGACAGTAGATTTAATCAATAAAAGGTATCCTGAAAAGAATCTAATAGTATCTCCTACAAAAGCTTTAGGTATTTATACACAAGCTATGACTAGAGCAATTCATGGTAAGAACATGATTGACTCTTTATTCAATATAGATTTAAGTATGGGTAAAGGTACTTTCTTACCTGCTTTAATGACTGAGAAAGCTTTTCAGATACTTAAGAAGAGAGGGAGTTTAACAACGCAAGACTTACTTCATTATGAGACGTTTGACCATAGTTCTTTAGAAGGTTATAGAGTACATACTTCAGTTAAAGGATTAGTTGATAATCACTTTGATGTGCTTCGTAAGGGTACATTAGCAGAGGTGATGCAAGGCGTTCTTGATGTTAACAACGGATTAAAGCGTATCTTTGTATTCGGTTCAATGTTCCACGGTCAAGCTTTATTGACATCATTAGTATATTCTCTAGGTGTTAAAGGTATTTACCAAGGGTTTAAGAAACCAGGGATGAGTTCATTAAGTGATGGTACATTCTGGTCACAGTTACAGTTAGGTACAGATACCTTTAGAGATATAGCTAAGATAGCTCTTGCTGATGGTCTCCAGATTATTAATGTTAAGAAGCAAACATTAGTTGACCCCGGTCGTGATGCTATTAACTCAATTCTAGATAAACTAGGAAAGGCTGGTGTCCTTCCCCGTAAAGCTTTCGATGCTATCGACTATGCTACTTGGGAATGGATGCACGATAGATTTAAACTAGCTACTTACTTAACTAAGAAAGAGCAGATTACTAAGAATCTAATGAAGAAGGGTAAATCTAGGGAAGAAGCTGAAGCTATAGCAGGTAGAGAAGCTGCTGACTTTGCTAATGATGCCTTTGGTTCTTTGAATTGGGATAAGTTCATCTCTGATTTGTATGATTATAATCTTAAACATCCTACTAAGTTAAGAGGTAAATTAGCAGGAGTCGCTGCTGAGATGCTTCCTATTAAGAATCGTAAGTGGGCTAACTTAGTTCTATTCGCACCTGACTGGACTGTATCTAACTTAAGAATTGTAGGTAGGATGTTTACTACTACATATAAATACTCTGAAGGTTTCCTTAAAGCTTTCCATCAAGGTAAAGTAGGAGCTTGGAAGTCTAAAGAAGGTGATGCTTTATTAGAAGCTTGGAAGATGTACACATCATATTCAGCTAGAGCTGGTGTTGTTAACTCAGCGTTATGGTGGGCTACTATGCAAATGTTCTCTGAAGATGAACCTACTATGGAAGGTTTAGCTGACTTCTGGTATGGACCTCAATCTCATAAAGTTAAGTTAGGAGGTGGACATTCAGTTGTTATCTCTAAGCAGATTGCTGAACCTATTCACTGGGTACAACATCCGATGCACACTTTCTCTAATAAGATGTCAGTAGTACCTAAGACTGTTGCTGAATTATTCCTTAACAAAGAGTGGTTCTCACTTAAGAAAGAGATACCTACAGGACCATCATTAATAGATGAAGACGGTTATCATCACGCTAGATGGTTATTAGGTAAAGTAACACCTATTGTAATTAAACCGATGTTCTCACCTGATGAAGATATGAGTTTCTTAGATAGGATAAAAGGAGTAGCTAGTGGTTTTGCTGGTTTCCCTCAATATAAAATAAAAGAAGATTAATTAAACGGAGAGTTAAAATGACAACACAAACAATACAAATGATGCCTGAGCATCCTGACGATAACCCTGATATGAATATTGGTTTTAATGATTGGTTAGATTACATGGCTGAAGAGTTTCCTACTATTGATGCTATGAAGTTCTACCACACTAAAGAGATTGTTGATAAAGTTGAACCTGAACCTGAAGCTGAAGCTGAACCTGAGGCTACTAACTATATGGGTGAAGACTTCGTACCTGATTATTCTAAGACAGATGATTATGAAGGTGATGGTATTACCTCTGAGTTAATTCCAGGTGAGTCTATGGTTGCTGATTCTATTACATGGTTAGCAGAGAAGGCAGGGGTACCGCCTGAGGCTGCTCTAGCTATGGCAGGTATTATTAAGAAGAACCCTAAACAAGTTAAGAAAGGTGTTGAGGGTATGCTCACACCTAAGATGAAGAAGGATGGCACACCTTTTAAAACTAGCACATCAGGTGTCCAGCAAGGTAAGGCTACTACTAACATAGGACACGCTAAAGCTAATGCTCAGTCAGGTCAGCATATGCAGAGGAACTTCGGTAATTCTAATAAGAACCAGACACAAGTAGCTACCGTTAAGACTCCTAAGCAATTACCTGTCGTTAAGACTCCTAAGTCTAATAAGAGTCAATTACCAGTTGTTCCACAGTTTAAAAAGTTCGTAACACCTGCTCAAATGCGTAATAGAAAGATAGCTAGTGGTGTGGCTGCTGCTACTATTGCTACAGGTATAGGTCTATACGGTAATCGTAATAAAGAAGGTGACTTCGTACCTGAGGTACCTGATGCACCTACACCTGAAGTTGAGGTTGAAGAAGGTAATCAATTCGGTTATCATAAACAAGAAGGTCAGAACTTCTGGACTGTTGATAATGATTCTGATTACTGGGATACTCACGAGATGGGTACAGGTGATGCTTGGTCAGATGCAGAAGTGAAGAAAGCACCAGCTAAAGAGTTAGACTGGTCTAGTTGGTTTAATTAAGGAGTAATGAAATGAGTATAGCAAGAGGAATAGCTAAAGCAGCTAAAGCACAAGCAAGAGGTTTAGAAGGTAAACGTAACTCTCAGGGTGACTTTATGCCTGAGGAAGTACAAATGAAAGGTGTTCAGGATTCAGTTACTCCTGATTTACAGAACTACATTGAAGATGTTAAAGTTCAGATTGATGAGATAGATACCCGTAGTTCTAAGTTACCTCAGAATGATTATGAAAGCTTAATGGAGAACCTTGTATATAAAGAAGAGTTACTTGATGATTTAATTAAGAAATTAGATGAGGAAGGTGTTGAAGTACCTCCTCAACTAGCTACTGCTTTTAATGATACTCAGAGTCAAATAATAAGGTTACACGATGAATTAGGTCCTGAGTTTGGTAATGATATGGCGAATAGAGAACCTGAGCCACTGTGGGAACGAGACGTGTACTAGATAAACTTAAACCCAGACGAATCTAGACCTGCTGTCTTGTATTGAGCCAGTAGGTCTTTCTCGTTCCGCTTCTTACAGCGTTCTAGGTAATGTTTATAAGCATCATCATAGTTGCCTCCAGATAAGGCTACTTTGTCTGCGTAATCTTCAGCTAATGCTTCGCAAGTTTCTTGTTTAGTCATTCTTAATCTCCGTTTGTTGGTATTCAATACGGGGATTATGAGCGTAATACTTCATAGCTTTTATCATTACTATCTGTTTATCATTCTCAAAGTACACACCTTCAAGTGAGTCTAGAATAGCTTTACAATAGTTATCTATATCAGCGTTGTTGTCGCAGAACTTACCACCTTTCTCAAACTTCTTCTTCTTAGACCAAGACTTAGGCATCTGTACAAAGAAGGTGATTTGGGCGTATAAGAGCGTATCAGTTGGGATGAAAGTAATATCCTTAGTTAGCTCAATCATGTCCAGCTTGAATTGGGAATACTTCTTAGGAAAGAAGGTACTCCACCTAGTTACTCTAGGTCTGGATGCTACTACTGGTGCTATATCAAATA